AGAGTATGAGTTCAAGAATAAGCAGCTTGATTTGGATGCCAAGCAGTTTGATGCTAAGTTGAAGTTGGATACTCAGAAGCATAAGGACGATGTTAGAATTAAAGAAAAACAACTCAAGGTAAAAGCCAAGAGTTCAAAATAAAAAACTAAAAACAATCTAGATATAATTAAACATGAATTATTTGGAGTACATAGAACACATACTAAATAAACTGCTGGGAATCCTGCATACTGTTCATGGTTGGATAGTAGCAGGACTCCTGTTCTTGGCAGACTTTATAGTAGGCCATGAACTGGCTGTAGGTTTAGTAGTGTTCGTAACACTGATGGATGCTGTATGGGGTGTTACTGTTTCTATTAAGAAAAAGAAGTTTGCCCTATCCGAATTAGCCAGGCTTACTATTGGTAAGTTGGCTGTCTATGGATGTGCTATGTTGGTATTTGTAGGATTGGATAAGATGATCCACCTTTCACTGACAACTTCTGTAGTAGGAGCAGCAATTACTCTCGTAGAACTATGGTCAGCTTCTGCCAGTATGCTTATTTTGTTTCCTAACTTCTTATTCTTGAAGTTACTAAGAAAAGCATTGGCTGGTGAGATTGCTTCCAAACTTGGTATCGAGCCTTGGGAAGTAGAGTCTGTATTAAATCCTTCCAGCAAGGATGACAGACATGGTAGAGGCAGGAAAAGAAGAATGGGTGAATAAATAAGATAGCTATGGTACTATATAAAAGAGGTAGCAAAGGAGAGGTAGTCAGGCAGATACAAATTGCCTTGAAACAATATCCAGACGGCATCTTTGGTATTATGACTGAAGAAGCCGTAAGGGAATTCCAGAAGTCTAAAGGCCTTGCTGCCGATGGTGTTGTAGGACCTGCTACCCTAGCTGCGTTATTTAAGCAAAGATTCCTTCTGAAGAAAAGCAAGAGGTGGATTAATGAAATTATTGTCCACTGCTCGGCTACACCAGAAGGTCAGGATTATACTGTTGAAGATATCCGTAGATGGCATAAGCAGCAAGGCTGGTCAGATATAGGCTATCATTATGTTATCTATAGAGATGGGACTATTGTTAATGGTAGGGATGTGGATATCACAGGAGCCCACTGTGCTGCAGGAGGACATAATCAGCATTCTATTGGTATTTGCTATATAGGAGGTATGACTAAGGGTATGAAGAAAGAAAAGGATACCAGGACTACAGCTCAGAAAGACTCTTTGTTGAGACTTCTTAAGGATTTGAAGGAGTTATATCCCAATGCTAAGATTTACGGGCATCATGATTTTGACAGAGGAAAAGCCTGCCCTTGTTTTGATGCTCATGGAGAATATAAAAATCTGTAAGATGCGTATGGATAGAAATGAGAAATTTTGGATGATATTCCTGCTGGGACTGATGATACTTGGAATGCTGACTTCTTGCAACAGGGAATTAAAACGAGAAATAGAGATGCTGCGTGAGGAACTGGCCAAGCAGCAGCAATATGTACCTCTTCATAAGGATACTATCAGGGATTCCGTAGAACTTGTAACCCAAAAAATAATTGAGGTAGAAAAGATTAAGGAAGTATTGACTGAAGAAGACAGAAAGCTTTTGAAGGATGTAGGTATAACTGCTAAGGAATTGATGAGTCTCCAGAAGACAGGTACTGAGACAAAGGATACTGTATGGCTTGAAAAGAAAGATTCCTCAGAAAATGCCCCTTTATATTATAAGGATGCATGGGCTGAGTTTGAATATCAGAATAAAAAGCTTAAGTACTCTGTGAAAGACAGTCTTGCCATTGCTGTCAAAAAGGAGTTCAAACATAAGTTCCTATGGTGGAAGTGGGGGACTAAAGGATTCGAGGTGAAAGTTGCAAACTTTAATCCCCACTCCACTATCAGATACAATACCTTTGTGAAAAGGAAAGAGTAATTGTTTTTTGAAAGTTTTTGTAGTTAGTTATTAAATGTTTCTCATGTATGTTTAAAGTTTAAGGTTAATGAATTGTTGGTTTTGTAAAACTTCAAGCGAGAAGTAAATCTTTCATGGGTGGTTTGATGATTTGTTCATTATTTTGAATTTTCAGCGACTAAGAATTAAATTAAATTTTTGTTTTGCATACAGTCTGCCTGTGAAGGTAGGCTGTTTTTATAAGTACAATTGTTAGGTACTTGGATGGTATTTGCTTTGAGATTACTTTTGCATTGGAAAAGAGAAGTTTTATGGATAACATTATTTTTAATAAGTGCCAGACCCCTTTAGAGGAGTTAAAATTAGAGACCTATCCACAAGAAGTCCAGGAACAATTTATGGACTTTATTAATAATGTTCCCTTTATCAAGTGGATGGTCAGTCCTGACAGACCTCTGATTAGCGAGCTTCCAAGAGATGACTATGGAAGAGCCATCATTGATGTCTCAAGGCCTCCTATATTGGAAGGCTCAGATTATTTCAGACATACAGCCTTACAATGGCAGGAAACTGGAAAGTATACTAATCTCAGGCCTAATGCCAATCCTAATAGTGAATTCGGCAGATGGTTGGTAGATGAATATAAAAAAGGTTGGGAAGGACTTGTAAACCCTAAGACAGGCATGTGGGTGACAGGAGACTACTACTGGATGCTTAATTACTGTCCTATGCATTTGGTTGTAAAGAGAGATGATGGCTTAGAGATGAGAAGTACCAGACATCCTAAGTTCTGGGATGGACAGTTCCTTATCTCCCACTATGTTTTACAAGCAAGGAGAAACAAGCATCATGCAGCCTACTTAGCCAGTCGTGGTAAAGGAAAAACCAGTTTTGCAGCTTCTACATTAGCTAAAAGATTTATCATTGGAGAATCAAAGGATAATCAGAATGAAGTCCAGTGTATGGTAACTGCGGCTGACAGGACTAAGCTAATGGGTACTAACCAGATATTGGATGTTTTTGTTGACTATATAGACTTTGCGGCCAAGAACACCTACTTTCCTTCCAGGAGACTGAAGAGCAGTATCATGGAGATGTATTGGGAAGCAGGATGGAAGAACAGTGGCTCTGAAGTTGCTCATGGTAGCAAGAACTCTGTATCAGGAATTATATCAGGTGTTAATCAGGATAAGTTGAATGGTTCCCGTGGTGTGCTCTATTTAGTAGAGGAAGCAGGTATCTTCAAGGACTTGAAAGAGATGTATAACATGATCAGGCCTTCTGTAGAACAAGGTACTTCTGTCTTTGGGGAGATACTTGCCTATGGTACTGCAGGTAATGAACAGAGTGACTTTACTGCCTTTGCAGATATGTTCTATTCTCCTGAGGGTTATAACCTGATGGGACTTGATAATGTATTTGATAAAGGAGGGCAAGGAAGGAACAGGTGCTGTATGTTCTACCCAGCCTATATGAACTATGATGATACCTGTATGGATAAGGATGGTAATTCAGATATTACCAAGGCTCTGCTGATGATATGCAATGATAGGTATAAAGTGAAGTATGGTACATCAGATATCAACACTATTACCAAGCGTATTTCACAATATCCTATTACTCCACAGGAAGCTATCATCAGGAGTCAGGGTAATGTATTCCCTGTGACCGAATTAAATGAGAGGCTTAATCAGATAGATAATAATCCTAATGAGTATGATGATGTCTATGTTGGAGAACTTATTTTAGGTAAGGATGGAGATGTAAGATTCAGCCCTACCAGTGACTTGCCTATCAGAGACTTTCCTACTAAGGATAACAAGATAAAGGGAGCCTTGGAAATATATTCCATGCCTCAGAAGAGTGGAGATGGAGTACCTGCTGGAAGGTATATTATCTCTTTAGACCCCTTTGATGCTGATGTTGCAAAGACCATGTCCTTTGGCTCTTGCCTGGTAATGGATTTGTGGACAGATAAGATAGTGGCAGAATATACAGGCAGGCCTATGTTTGCTGAAGAGTTGTATGAGATTGTCAGGAGACTCTGTATCTTCTACAATGCCAAGTGTATGTATGAGCAGAACCTGAAAGGAACCTTCAGCTACTTCAGTAGTAGAAATTCCTTGCATCTTCTTGCAGAGACTCCAGAGTATCTTAGGGAAAGACAGATGGTTGGAAGTATTGGCTATGGTAATAAGAGCAGGGGCATTCATGCTACTACAGCTATTATCAACGGAGCTTTTACCATGATTAACAGTTGGCTTAGAAAACCTGTAACTAAGATTGTTAAGAATGCAGAAGGTATAGAAGAAGAGGTTACCATACCTAATTTATATTTCCTTAGGAACAGGGCCTTAATCATAGAACTTATACAGTGGAATCCTTATAAGAACTTTGACCGAGTGATGAGTCTTGTACAGCTTATACTGTATAGAGAAGAAAAGATTATACTTTACCAGGGTGATTTGAAAGGTAGCAGGGAGCAACCCAAAGGAATGGAGGCAGATGATTACTGGGATAAGAATTACCCTGGTAAGAAGACTTGGAACAAAGTGAATTAGGCAGTAAAAAGTTTTTCGGGGAGGACTGTTTTGGTGGCAGTTTCTCCCCTATTTTTAAGTAGGTTTATTGACTCTCCTTAGGGGGAGCCTTAGTTTTGGATTGATTGTATTGATATTCAGTACTTTTGCAATATAAAGAAAGTAGAATTTTTAAAAGAGAAGGATAACATGGGAGAATTAAATTTTGACAACCTCTTGGGCGAACAGGAAATTGATACCCTGTTTACAGAGCCAGAGGAAACAGAGATTAACACTAAGGATGATGAGGTTCATGGAGATGATACTTCGGAAACTAATCCTGGTGAACATGATGAGACAAAAGTTGAAGAAACTACTGAGGTGAATCCAGAAGACCTCTTTGATGGGGAGGACGAACCAGAGAGCGTAGGTAGTGGAAAGCAAGATGAAGGTTCAAAGGGAGATACCACCACTGATGAAGACGGTGGCACTTCTCCAGAAAACTTCTACTCTTCCATTGCCAGTGCCTTGGCTGTGGATGGTATCTTCCCTAACCTTGATGATGAGGCCATTAAGAAAGCTACAGATGCAGAGTCTTTCAGCGACTTGATTGAAGCAGAGATTAATGCCCGCCTTGATGAGAAGCAGCAGAGGATTTCCAAGGCTTTGGACAATGGTGTAGAGCCTGATGATATCCGAAAGTATGAGAACACTCTCAACTATCTCTCCAGTATTACAGAAGCTAATATTTCAGAAGAAAGTGAGAAAGGAGAGCAGCTTCGTAGAAACCTGATTTATCAGGACTTCCTTAACAGGGGAATGTCTCCTGAAAAGGCCCAGAAGCTTACTGCACGCAGTATTGATGCAGGTAATGATGTTGAGGATGCTAAAGAAGCTTTTCAGAGCAACAGGGAATTTTTCCAGAATGCTTACAACCAGCTGTTGCAGGATGCTCAAAAGAGAGCTGATGCTGACAGGGAAGAGCGTGATAAGCAGGCTTCCAAGTTGAAGGAAAGTATTTTGAAGGACAAGAACCTCATGGGAGATATTGAGATTAGCTCAGACCTTCGTAAGAAAGTGTTTGATAATATCTCCAAGCCTGTCTACAAGGATCCAGAAACTGGTGAATATCTGACAGCCCTTCAGAAGTATGAAATGGAGCATCGTGCAGACTTCCTTAAGTATGTTGGTCTCTTTATGACTCTTACCAATGGTTTTAAGGACTTTGACT